GTATACCAAACGTACAAGCTTCAATAAACTTAATATCTGACTTTGAGTTATTAAAGTTACTTACTTCTAAAGGTGCTACCATTAATTGTGCATTCAAGCTTCGTATAAATGTAGGATATTCTAGCAAACTCTTCCAAGTATGAAACTCTATCTTACCTGCTTTTACTAAATCCTCCAACGGTGGTGGAAAAGCACCTACAAAAATCCATTGATATTTATTAACAGTCTTACGGATAACAGAAACCACTTCAGACATATCATCTTTACCACCAGTCTTATTACCTACATCATAATGAGCTCCTGAACCTGTATAAAGAACACGTGGCCTCTTTTTGTTCTTATCATAACTCTGTTGTACTTGACGCCGATTAAAGAGATATCCCATCCACGAATAAGGTACAAAGTTAGGGATAACAGTTACTTTCTGATTACTGATTTTAGATTGAAACAACTTACGCATAAAATCATTAGTAAGTGTAACTTCATCACACATGTCCATAATTTCAACGCAATTATTACGAATCTCTTCTGTATCAAACGCAAATTTAAATTTATTATAGTCGGGAATCTCTTCTCTAAAAACAACATCATCTACTTCATAAATAATTTTAAAACCATGCTCTTGCTGTACTTTTTTAAGATGCTTTACAAAATCAACTTGTGATTTAGAAGCTTGTCTCTGTAATTTAACACACTTAACACCTTCATACCATCTTGGATCAGCTACCATCGCTGTAGTACTCTGACTAATAGCCCTACCAGAAGCGTTGATAACTTGTTCAGGCCAAAGAATACGCCAATGACCACATCCAGAATAATCTGCTAAATAATTAACTATTCTTGCCATTCCATTCTCACGTGGCTCAGGATTTTTTTTAACTTGTACTGGCGCTACGTGCCTATTTAAAGTAAAAGGTGATGCGAACGGAGCAGGAAAAGGGTTGGTGTTTATCACATTAATATATTAATCTATCTCTCCTCAAATGCAACTCGTTTTGTTATACCATTTTCCTTTGTTAAGAATATAACATCACCAGTAGCAGCCTTAATAGATTCTTTACGATGAGATATAACTATAGAGCATTCATCTAACTCTTCTGTACGTTCTTGTAGTATCTGAGTAACTAGTTCTAAACCTTTATCATCAAAAGAAGAATCAAACAGCTCATCATATATAGCCAAGTTATACTTAACACCTCCTTGCATACGTCTTAAGTCTGAGAAAGTAAACAAGCAAGCCAGATCCATAGCTTTTCTCTCTGCTCCAGAAAAATTAAAGTAAGAGCATATTTTATTTTTTTCATTAATAATCTCTTCTTCAAAATATTCGTTAAAAATGCAAATAGAGTTTGAGTCAAGTTTTTTAAGATAATGAAGTAACTTACTATTTAACAGTTCTAGCAGTTTATTAACAATTACAGACTTAACTCCTTCTTCAGATACAACATACTTAACAATATCTAATTTAGCTAACTCCTTTTTAAACTTAGATACTTTCTTCTCAATATCCTTTAACCGCGCACCAGTCTCGTTAATAAGGTCATCAAAATCGGTTGTACCTTTCTCAACAGCAGCAAGATCAACATCAAGTTCTTTCTCCCATTCGATAATCTGTGCAATCTGCTGATTAATATTAGCTCTCTTTTGATTGGCTAGTTTAACTTCTGAAAGTTTATTTGTTTGACCATTAATAGCTGCCTGTACTTTAGTCTTTATTTCTTTAGCATTAGTAAGAGCTGCATTAACAACCTTAATATCCTCAACCATTGTTTGCATTTTAACTCTAAGAGCTTCTTTTTCTGACTCCATATGCTCTACATCATGATCAGCCATTGGTCGGAGACATACAGGACATTCAGCTTCATCAGTACCAATTTTACTATATGTAGATTTAGTATGAGTAACTTCAGCTTTTTTCTCGCCTATATCACCAACATACTCACTAATTTTATCTTCGCAAGTATCACGCTTAATATACAGATCGTCAATCTTTGCTTTAATTGCATCTGTATCCCCCTCAACAAAGGTAGCTAAATCTTCTTGTAATACTTTTTTATCTTTAGTATTATTATCTCTACGTTCTAGATAAAGCTTTTTCTTTTCTTGTCTGCGATTAATAACACTATCTCTCTGATTATTATAACTTCCGAGAGTAGTTTTTACTTCCTGCATTTTAGTTACCTCGATATCAGACTCACGCTTAATATCATTATACTCCGTACGTATTTGTGATAACATCTTACTAAACACCTCCAAGCCAAAGATATCCTCAATAAATTTTCTTTTCTCTATCTTATTCTTTGCCATAAACGGAACAGCATTGTTCACAGTCATAATGACACAGTTCTGAAAAATAGACGGAGTAGCAGACGTCATATCACAAATATATTTGTTTGTATTACCGATACTATCTCTCGTCTTATCTACACCATCTTCATAGAGAAAAACCTTCGAAGGATTAAGATGTCTTACAATTTTAAAATTACGCGTATTGCTTGGTGTAACAACTTCAAAGTCTAATTCAACGTGAGTCTTACCACCAGTAATGTTATTAGGTATAAGGTCTTTTTTAAGCTCTCGAAGAGTATCACCGAAGATAGCAAAATAAATAGAGTCAGCAACAGTACTCTTACCAATAGCATTACGTCTATCGGGCTTATCTTTATTCTCACCAGTAATAACATGTAGACCTCTATCAAACTTTACTTCCACAGGCTCTTCACCTACAGAAAGAAAATGCTGGATAGCTACTCTCTTAAAATTAACTTGCTTCATACTTTACAACTCTCGTATAGCCCAAGGGTATAATCTATTATAGACTTTTTATTTGAAGGTTCAAGTGAATTAATAAACTCTTCTATAGCCTGCTCGATATCAACACCTGATAGATCTTCAATATCTTCTTTGCTATCTAGTATTCTATTGAAGTTAATATCATAATCATAAGTCAATACTTCTGGTTTAAGATTAGCGAGAACGCGTTGAAGTATGTCCATATCTTCTTGAGATATATTCATATCAATCTTAACCTTAACAATATTATTTGTAAATCTGGATCTTATAAAGGAGGTAATCTCACCAGCCTCAACTAACTCACTTAGACTGATTTTATTATAGTTGGGTGAAATATTATTAGCAAAGAACTCATACTCCATTGTATCGAGATCTAAAATATGATAACCTTTCTGATTACCAGCATCACCAAAGTCCATCTGGAATGGATTACCTACATATAAAATAGTTCCTGCACCAAACTTCTTTTCATGTCTAGTATGAAAGTGACCTGAAATAACTAACTCTGACTTCTTAAGAAGGTCTTTTACCTTAACTCCTTCTTCACAAGTCTTATAAGTATTCATCTTGAAGGTCTCAATCTCAAAATGACCAACAATTAAGTCACTCTCTTCAATATCCTTTGTAGCTGTATTCCATGGACAGAAAGATATCTTCTTATCAAATGCTTCTACTATTTCGTACTTCTCAAGTACTGTTACATTCTTACGACTCTTAAAAATAGATAATGAATTAACATCTGTTCTATGTTTATAGTAGATATCATGATTACCAGTAATTGCAATTAAGTTAAACTCTGAGAGAATATCTAATATATCAGCAGATATCTGCAACGTATTAACAGATATCTCTGAACGATTATGATGCCAGTCTCCAGCAAAAATTAAATCTTTAATACCTTTAGCACGGCACTCATCTCTAAACCAATGAGCCCATTCAACTGCATAATTATGCCAGTCAGAACTATTAGAGTGAACCCCAAGGTGTAAATCTGAAAAGATCGCTACCTTAGGTTTTTTAATAGTCGGAATCATGCTCGGTACCAATTGGCTTCACATACACTGTACCTTGCGTGTTGTTAGGATCTGCCATATATTCCTCATATACCTTTTCCTTATAGCTTGTAATAGCTTGATGATGCTTCTTTTCTTTCTTAATACGATTAATAAATGCATGATAAGCAATAGTAGTAAAGTAAGAAAATGGGTTTGAATTATTCTCGAACTTATACTTCTTATGCTTTAGAGCCGAATACATCTTAATAAGAGCATCTCCAATCATATCATCTTTATATGAGTAGTTAATGAAGCTACCATTATATGACAACCCATAGGCAATCTTTTTAATATTTTCAGCTAGGTCGTCAGTTAAGATATCCGAGTCATAATATTTCTGTAAGCTCGCTTTGAACTCTTTCGGCTTTATATAATATTCCTCTTTAGTAGACATAATAGTTATACTCTAATTATAGCAACTTATTAAGATAAATCAACTACTAAAGTTGCACATCCGTATATTTGATTTTTTCCTTATCGTAGATAGTTTTACGCTTGTCACAATGCGCTTGGCCATACTTAAGTTGATCACATATATCAAAAATAACCAACTTGTCTTTTGCATCATGTTTACGAAGTCCACGACCAATCGATTGCACGGTTCGAATAAACGACTTACCACCTGCTGCAAATATAATATTGTGAATATTCTTAACGTTAACCCCTGTAGAAAAGATTGCACTAATAGCTACACAAACTACATTAGTCTCTCGCTCCATTATCTTTTTAATCTTCTCTCTTTCTTCTACGTCAACAGAACCCCTAATAAAGTAAACTTTCTTACCTTCAATCTTACTAAAGTATTCTTCTAGAGCTTCGCCATGAGCAATATGGTTAACAAGTATAAGAGTGTTATTATCTAACTTACCAACTAGTTTTTGTAGTAATGAATTTCTCCTATCACTCTCATAAATGTATTCAAGCTCATCTCTATAGCCATTTGGTCCGGAAAAGTGTGGTGCAGGGTTATAACTAATATTAAGTATCTTAACTACTACATTTGCAAGGTGATCTTCAAGTCTTAATTCATAAGAAGACTTCTCATAAATTACAGGGCCTAGCTTACCAATAATTGACCACTTGTTGAGATCATCTTCTGGTAATGTACCAGTAAAGCCAAACTTATTAGGAGTTCTTATCTGCTGAACAATCTTTGATATCTTATTACCAGCTGTAATTTTATGACACTCATCAACAATAAGTAGATCAATATGTCTTAGCCATTCATTATCTTCAAATCTACTTTGAATAATACCGATATTAGCGATAATTACATTAGCTGTAAAGTCGGGTTTAGTCTGACCAGTCCATTTAGTAAGTTTATATGTAGTGCCACTATTTAAAAACTCTTCGTACGTTTGAGTTACAAGTCCCAAATCTGGTACAAGCATAAGACATTTAAAGGTATCTCTATCACCTGCTGCTCTAAAAAAGTTCTCAATTAAAGCTGCAGTAGTAAAGGTTTTACCGGCACCAGTTCCGAGAACACATGTACCAGTTCCAAGCTTTATAGCCTTTTTAATAACCTCTTCTTGGTAATCACGAAGAGTAAATTCAAAATCATTAACCATTTCTTTATCTATACCAACTTTAATAGCCTTAGTAAGAGCAGGGGATACTTCAATGTCAGTTTTTATCTGGCTCTTAATTAGATACTGCCTAATCGACCAGTATAATCCTAACTCACAGTTACCTGTTGGTGTGATAACATACTTACGTTGCGGTGCAAATCGTGAATATCTTCTAGCAAATCTTGCACCAGTATTTTCTACAGAAAAGTTTTCACGTATCTGATCAAATAGTTCTTTATCAGAACACTTAACTACTAGCTTACAGGGCGTCTTTCCAGTTGCTTTTTTATAATCAAATGAAATCATTACATTTGCTCGAGCTTCATTATATCAATAGCGTTCTTAACATCGAACCCCATTTGCGATAGTACCTTCTCTACCTTTTCAAGGTACTCAATAATAACATCAAACTCTCTCATCTTATCATTTAGCTCAGCAAGTGTATCATGCCTCTCAGCTGCTTGCTCTGCTGCTGATTGTGTAAGCTTCACCGGTGAAGTTGCAATTACCTCCCTAGTAATATTTTTTTTCAACTCTCGTTTTTTAGCAAACGTTTGATTACGTGCAATCTTAGTCTTAATAAGTTGAGCCACCCAGTAGTGCTTCCTAGCAGGTAAGCGTAGAGATACTTCCTTAATATTAAAGTCGTCGAGAACTAAATCCTTACCAACCTCATCGATATATTTCTTAAGTAGTTCCATTTATTACTAATATGATAATCTCTTTTAGTGTTAAATCAACTAGTGGCTTGATATTTTTTCAACTCATAGTAAATATATGTATGGCTGAGCGTGAAGTTATCGACCCTACAACTGTTTTAAGTTTATATTTGAGTCATGATGCGGCTGCTACTTACATTGATAAAAAAGGAAAGGTTAAAGTACTAGAGTATGAGAGATTTGTTAAGCAACGATATGCTGCATTTACTAAAACGCTAAGTTATAGAGAGGGTATAGGTACTACTGATATACAAAGACGTAATTTTTTACAATATATTAAAGACAATGTAAAAAGTGAAATAGAGGTAATTGTGCATTCTGATCCTAAAATGGTTGATAAATTATTACTTCAGGAATATTTCCCAAAGGCTAAATTTAAATTAGTATATCATCATGATGCGCATGCAGTAAGCGGATTTTATACCTCCAATTTTAATGAAGCTACCATCTTATCTTTTGATGGTGGTGGTTACGATGAAGCCGATACTGTTACATACACTAAAGCTTATATAGGTAAAGGTAAGGGCATTAAACCGGTAAAGCAAAGTTATGACTTTTCTCTAGGAATACCATACGGGCATGTAGCCAAGTGCATTAAAGAGATTAAACATGGTCCGGACTGCTCTGAAAACTCTTTAGTATATTCAGGTAAAATTATGGGGTTGTGTGGTTATGGCAAAGTACGAAGCGAATGGTTGCAACCAATGCAGCGTTATTATGAGAGTGTGGATTTTTATGGTGACAATGATTCGTTATGGAGGTTAGGGCAAGAAATTGGTCTAGATTTAAGATTAGATACTATAGAAGGTAGTGATGGTTATGATCTTGCTGCAACTTCACAAGAAGTTTTTGAAAATAAAGCATTGCAGATTATCGAGAGTCTTATAAATGAGGGTGCACCTGGTAATATAGTTCTTGTAGGTGGTTGTGCATTAAATGTTTTGTTTAATCAAAAGCTGTCTAAAATATTAAAGAAGGATAATTTTAACGTATATGTTCCTCCATATCCTAATGATTGCGGTCTTTCGTTAGGGCAGTTTCTAATGTGCGTGGGTAAAAAGGAAAAGTTATCCCCGTATTTAGGATTTGATATTCTAGATAGAGATAAGTTTAATGATTATAAAGAGGAATATAAAGCTACAGAATGTAGTGTAAGTCAACTAGTGGATCATATTAAGGAGGGTAAAATTATAGGTGTTCTACAGGGAGAGTCAGAAATAGGGCCAAGAGCATTAGGTAATAGAAGTATTATTTGTGATCCATCTATTAGAGATATGAAAGATATTCTTAACTCGAAGGTAAAGTTTAGAGAATGGTATAGACCTTTTGCACCGGTATGTGCATTAGAGGATAGTGAGGATTATTTTGATGATGTTTTTGAATCAGACTTTATGAGTTACGCGCCAAAAGTAAAGGAGGAGTATAGAGATGTACTACCTTCTATTACACATATTGATGGTACTGCGAGATTACAAACTGTATCAAAAGATGGTCATAAACTTTTTTATAATATATTAAAAGAACTTAAAGAGCGAAATGAAATTCCAGTTATTTTAAATACCTCTTTTAACATTAAAGGAGCTCCTATTCTAACTACTATCGAAGATGCATTATACGTATTAGATAATACAGAAATGGATTACGTTTATGTTGAAGGTTTTATTTTTAAAAAGAAGAGTTAACCTATAAATAATAGTATGGAAAAAACATTTGCAGATTATTTTAAAAAGCTTATGGCTGAGATGACAACAGCGTCTGCTGGTGTTGGCTCTACAAATGTAACTGGGGATGATAAGCAGGGTGACTTTTATGCTCCTGGTGATGAAAGAATAGCTAAACCCCTTGGTAAGGTTGAGACTAGGAGAGGTACTGTAGGTAAAAAAGAAAAGGATAATAAGAAAAGGGGTATTAATGGAGTTTTCTTAAAGGGTGAGGATGCGGAGGAAGAAATGTGTCCTGATGCTTGTTGCGGCATGCCAGTTAGTGAATGTACATGTGGATCAGATTGCGAACATTGCGATTGTTACGAGATTAATAATGGCTAATCTTGGTCATTGGGAAGGACTTTTAACAGAGGAAACACTTCCATATGGTTTTGTCTATAAGATAACCAATCTTACTAATAATAGAAAGTATATCGGTAAGAAGCAATGCCTTACTCTTAAAAAGAGACCACCGCTCAAGGGAAAAAAGAATCGACGTATAACAGAAGTTGAGACTGATTGGAAGAGTTATACCTCTTCATCTAAGGAACTTAACGAGGATATTACAAAATTAGGAAAGGAGAGTTTCAAATTTGAAATATTATTTTGGTGTGA